CTTCATGAAGTTTTGTACTGCACCACGTCTCGCAAGGTCTACGTCTGCGTCTTGTGCGCCGCTTGCTTTCCACTGACCTAAGAGCCTCTCTAGTTGGGTTGGATCCTCGACCAGTTCCGATGGGTTCCTCATCATTTCCGTTACGTGTCGGCCAATCGTCTCAGTCAGCATAGGCCCGGCACGTTCCTTGCCCGCCCCTGTCTGTAGGTCAGCCTTGAAGCCTTCGATACCTACCCACAGTTTGTCTACAATGTCGGAACGGGTATCGTCGTCTGCTAACTCAACTTTTATGCCACGTGCAAGCCGTCCGTTATCGAAGGCAAGTTTTGCGGTTGCTTCCCATTCAGTCTTAGTGCTGTTTTTCAGGGAAAGTTTCGCCGCCTCAGTGGCTTTCTTTGCGGCACCCTCATACCACTTGAAATCGCCCTCGAACAAGGCGTCCCGTTGCTTTTGGAACTCCTCGCCCTTGAAGACAACGTCCGCAAACGTGCCATCGCCCAGACCTGCTTCACTACCAGCGGCCACTGCGCTGTCAGTGACGGCGTTGCTTACAGCAGACAACCCAGCCTTCACACGGGTCTCAACTTCTTTTATCTTCTCATTGCTCGCACCCTCTATTAAACCGGCTGCTAGTTTGGTTGCGCCCATGATAGAGTTCCATGTGGACTCGTGATCCGCAAGGTCCTCTTGTAGGTCTTCTAGTTTGGACGTATCGACCTGTAGTTTACGGGGACGTGGCCCAGTACCAGAAATGTTTACTACTACCATTATGCCAGCCTTATAAACGAACTACCGTTTGTTGCGAAGTTAGGGTTCTTTCGACGATATGACTTTGGCAAACCTGCAAGTATGGATTCTTGCTGAAGGACAGACTCAGCCATTATGTCGGACTCCACCGCCGACGCTGAACCAGACCTCGTGGACAACCCCGCCCCACCGATCAACGCTCTCTGGCTTGCCGCCTTGAATCTAGACAGGCGACCTTCGTCAGAGGCATGACTGAAGAGTTGCACTGATTTGAGTCGGTCATTTTCCCGTCGAATCGCCCTCTTCTTCTCATGTGCCTTGGCACCCGATAGTCCACCAAAGATGCCGCCAAGGATAAAGCCTGCGGCTGTTCCAATGCCGGGTAAAAGCATGGTACCCAGAGCCGCCCCCGACTGCGCTCCCTGTAAGGCGTATTCTCCCTCTTCGGACATTAGCCCTCCACCTTCATGTCAACAGTATATCCGCATATCTCCACTGGGTACGGCCTGTCAGAACTTATCTCAAGCAACGGCTGTATTCCGTACAGACCCGTAGCGACGCACTCCAACCATCCTGTGTGTTCCGTGTGTGGAGTGATTTGGTTGCTAGTTAGGTCCAGCGGTATGCCGTCGATTTCCAATCCGTTGACCTTGACGCCCTTGCTCCCATTGACATTGACTACGACCGACGAATAGTTCTTCATTCTTCCAAGGGTGGAAGTAACACGAGTCCCCGATATGACTTCAGGAACTCTTGGATGCATGACCATGTTGATCTTCTTGCCAACGATTACTGAAGTCGCCTCTGCGCTGGTGATATTAACCAGGGAAACGCTGCTACCAGTGACAGTATGCTCACCCCGATATATGCCGTCCACTACAACCGACACGTCCAACCCATTGAAACGAGTGGATCCAAGCGTGGCTGCGTAGTTAGAAGTAGCAAACGTCCCCGTCACCGTGGCTATCTCTGCCTCGTCGAGGTACAGGGTATCGTCGTACTTAGACAGGGCGTACTTGTTTGCACTACTGGTGTCGTAGGCCACATAGAACGAGTCGGCAGCAGTGTACGAAGTTGACTCACCCGAAGGTATTGGGTGGCGTGACTGGCAAATGGAGGAACAAAGTGGGAGTTTCATTCGAGACCACCCAATGAATCCTTCGATCTCATTAACACGAGACGATAGAACCTCACCGTTGGATAGCCTCAACAGGAGAACCGGGTCCTCTTCGCCTTCCCAAACAACCATTTCCTCAATCACAACGTCCTTAAACAAGTGTGCATGGTTCTGCGTGGCGTTTGTGCTTTGGTATCTCTGAGTAGCGAAGTTGAACTTCAACGCACGTATCGTCTTCCGATCCTTTTGCACGAATAGCAGGTGATTTCCAATGATCACTGGCCTGATCGAGGCAGACCCATAGGCTGAGTGTCGATCAACTCCAACTGACAGAGCAGAGAGTGGAGAGCCTCCAATGGAGAACTCACCTGTGGTCGTCCCAATGAGCAGATCTACACCAGAGGACAGCCAGCGTACCCTGCTGCCACGCAAGTCGTTCACTAGGAAGTGGAAGCCGTCGGAAGAGGCACCTCCTATTGAGAAGTCTCTAGGATCGTCTAACACGCTACCGACAACCACTCTCTTTTGATGTTCAAATCCAGCGAAGATCACTCGCCCCTGGTGGCTACTACCGCAACTGGGGAACCCGACTGCTTCAGACCATCCTAGACCGTACTTACCTGTGATTGCCGTGGAGGAGGGTGGCTTTATTACAAGCCATGTGTCTTCTACCAGAGGACCGACGCCATAGGCGTTGTCGTGTCTCACATGGGAGAAGACGCCGCCATTAACATGCAGGGTACCAGCGGTTGGTACAGCATCCAAATATCCGAAGGGCGGAAAGACGGGAGGCGTTGGAAGGACTTCAGTCTCTCCTCGGACGGAGTAGTCAAATGGTGTCGAGGACTCAGAGACTTTATGTGCGGCTGGGATATCTCCACCAACGATAGTCACGGTCTCTCCCGCTGCGATTGATTTATAATATGTTAAGTCGGGGGAGTTCGATAGGGGCGTCCCTGCGGATACTCTTTGTATCGCAATCGGGGGTATTGCCTCCATAGACTTCCGTTTGTTCCTTAAACGGTAGAGGTGCCCGCCCATTGGGGCACGTACTTCGGATCCGTCTGCATTTTGAGTATTACCCATCCTTGGGAGACGAGCGCTGTCTGCGGTGGTAGTAGACAACGCCGTGTTTGGGTCCTGATATCCACTTACACTTGGCCTCCACCCTGGAGCGGTCGAAGTGGGCGCTTGCTCTCCATTAAGTATTTGCGCCCTGTACATAGTTTGCTGTAGGCCAGACCCCAGTACGTCCGCTCCTACTGTAAAAGTCCCTGTGATCAATGCAAAACAAGACACGTCCAGGACGGGGGCAGAGAAAAGCCAAGAAGGGGTTACGCCATTCCTGTTGTCTTGGCGATTCATAATGATACACCCAATGTCAGTAGGCTGAATCGTTGTGTCTGTGCCGATAGTTGTACCTGGGCCCGTTGCATTACCGCCGTAATCTGCGTTGTAGTTCGGCTGTATTGTTATTTCAGACGCAGCGCAGTCTTCAAAAAACGTACCTGTGTTGGCACTGGTTATTGTGGTGGTATGGTTGTACCTTATGAGTCTTCGGCCCGGCAGTGTGTGCCCATAGTTGCGAGCCTGGCTACTATAAGGATTACTTGTCGGGGGCAGTGCTCTATCGCTCACCCACGGCCCGTCCCAGTCACTTGGATCTGATATGTAAGCGATATATTCACGTCCGCCGACATTGAGATCAGTGATGGACGTCATTATCGCTTGTCTGTTATTCACTACCTCGGTAACCATTGCGAAATACCCACCACGGTCGTCAGAATGTTCTCCAAGTGACGTTGGCACCTGACTCTCAAGACTTGCAGACGTCACCGTAGATTGTTTGGACAAACAAGATCCTAGTCGATATATGGCCCCTATGTCTCCGTCTTCAAACCAGTTCATTGTCGTATCTACCGTATAATCCTCGTTGGCGGTAGCGCCCTTTTGAGTTGCCGTCATTGAGAATCGAGGCCCCCGACGATCAACCTCTGGAGACCTAGTTTCCATGAGGTATTGTCGTGTATCTAGATACCCATCAGTATCTACAAACACTTCCATTGGCGGCTTTGCTTGGTGGCATATTACCAGGGAGTCGTCATGCTGGAAGTAGTTAACCTCTGGTAGTTGCTTGGCCGTAAAATGGTGCCATCCAAACATCTTTGAAAACGATAAGTCAGAACCCGGTGGACGGAAGTCTGTATCTATAACGTCATGATGCAAGTTAGCAGGCGACTGCGTTCTAAACGGTAGGTTGCAAACAGATTGCTCCGCCCATACCTGTGTACCCGTATACGTGGAAGACCCATTCGACGTGTAAAAAACGTCGTCCTTGATCACACGTATAACACCCCATGTCAGCGTGGGGAAGTTAATGTTCCCGTCTGCGTTAGTGAATGGGTAGGCTGAGTTAGGTTGAGACATGACCTCAAAGACCAGGACATAGGTGTCGGTGCCAGACTTGAAGGGTATCAACTTCACGGCAGAAGAGGTAAAGTTCGTCTCAGTTGTAGAGAACGAAGTTTCACCACGGTAAGAGGTTCCCTTTCGTTTCTCAATGGTTCCGTTCGACGACACGATAGCACCCTCAACCTTACGGCAAGAGGCGTCATAGATTTTTGGGTCAGAGGGACCGTCCATTCGTGGACTGATCTCACCATACCTGAAACTCGTCTGGGGAACCCATACCATTAACTACTACTCCTGTATCTTGACTCAACCAGTTCGGACGGGCCGAAGAAGATCCCAGAGGACTCTTGACCGTCAATACCACGTGCCTTGAGTAGGGCCTCTCGTGCCTTCTGCTCAATCAGGGTTATGTCGTTCGCACTCTTGCCAAAGTTCGGGGCAACGAAGGCAGCAAAGGCCAGCCCCAGTGCGTGCTTCATGGCGGGAGCAAGGAAGGTTCCTATGTTAGCGTCTCCTGGATCGAAGACATACTCCAACTTGACCGTACTCTGGTTCGTGCAGATACAGCGAGACTTGGCACCTGAACTGTCAGATACGATCTCGATCTCCCACATGATCCGCTCTGCGTTGCCAGCCTGATTCGGGTGCCCATTCACAGTGAGCGCCCGGAGGTAGTCTGACGGCAGTGAGAAGACGTTCCCCCACCGGGTGGTGTCCTTGAAGTCCGAGTTCGCCAGGGCAGTGAGGGCGGCGGTAGTCTTGCAGCCATTCCATGCGTGGTCGCTCACGAACTGTTTTCTAAAGTTGTCCCAGACCTTCCTCAATAGGATTGCCTGCGCCGTCTGATCTGATACTGCGGAATCCACTGTACCAACACCTAGTTGGGTCAGCCCGGTATTCCATATTTCCTCTAGTGACATTATCTCGCTCCTCTTCAACAGGTTATGGGTTAGATCTCCAACCCCGTCTATGGTAACAGATATAAGGTATGTTGCCGACTCTATACGAGATACGTCAGTGGGGTCTGATACTGTCCCGGTTCCCTGAAGGCTAATAACCACCTTCGCTTGAACTCTACTGTCGTCTGTCACCGTGAGCGAATCCGTCGTATGTACAAGGCTGTGAATCAACACCACAGCAGCGTCATGGGTCAGTTCGATTGAGTCGGTGGCCGAGAGGTTGTGAGTGCTAGTGACCGTGAGAGCAGCAGTATCCTGAGTGACCTGTATCGTGCCAGCCGTATGGGCAAGATTGTGCGTGCTAGTGACCGTGAGTGCGGCAGTCTGAGTAGGCGCTATCAACCCCGCCGTATGTGCGAGTCGGTGTATTGTAAGTACAAGGGCAGCGGCAGTGTTTTGAGTGATGCGTATCGAGCCGACAGTATGGACAAGGTTGTGCGTGCTAGTGACCGTGAGTGCAGCGGTCGGAACTGTGCCGATACTTATGGCGGAGTCGAATGGTACGCCGAATATAAAGCGGACGGCAAGGTTATGCGTCAACTTCAACGTTGAGTCATGAGTAGGCGCTATCGAGTCCGTCGTGTGTACTAGGCTTCGTGTCAACTTCAACGTGGAGTCGTGGGTGGGCGTTATCGTGCCAGCCGTGTGTGCAAGGTTATGCGTACTGGTGACCGTGAGTGCAGCAGTATCCTGAGTAGGCTCTACTGAACCCGTAGTGTGGGCAAGGCTGCGTATTGTTGAACCAGTCGAGGTGATATCGGCAGTGTCTTGAGTGAGGTCTATCGAGTCGGCCGTATGGACCAAGTCGTGCGTTTGGTCGGCAGTTATTGCAGCAGTGTCTTGAGTGAGGTCTATCGAGTCAGCGGTGTGTGCAAGGTCGTGCGTTTGGACTGCTGTTATATCAGCAGTGTGGGTAGGCGCTATCGAACCTGCCGTATGCGTAAGACTGTGTGTCAACTTCAACGTGGAGTCATGAGTGGTCGCTATTGAACCTGCCGTGTGTGCAAGGCTGTGTATGCGGGCGGCAGTGATATCAGCAGTGTCTTGCGTGAGGTCTATCGAGCCTGCCGTGTGCGCTAGTTCATGGGTTTGGTCGGCAGTGATATCGGCGGCGCCTTGAGTGATTCCTATTGAGCCTGCCGTATGCGTAAGACTGCGTGTCAACTTCACTGCGGAGTCGTGGGTGGTCGCTATCGTATCCGTCGTATGCGTAAGGCTGCGTGTCAACTTCACCGTGGAGTCGTGAGTGGGCGCTATTGAACCCGTCGTGTGCGCTAGGCTGTGTGTGGTAGCACCCGAGGTGATTGTGATATGAGAGTAGAAACCCCCGGCAGGGAGCGGATGGTCCGCCATTAGGTACCGGTTGGTGGCCGTGGATGAAAGATTATGGATAGTCTTGGAGGTGATATCGGCAGTGTCTTGAGTGAGGTCTATCGAGCCTGCCGTGTGGACAAGGTCGTGCGTTTGAACGGCGGTTATTGAACTGGCGGAAGTGCTGGTCGTTATTGCGCCTGCCGTGTGTGATAGGCTGTGTGTGGATGTAACAGTAACGGAGGAAGTATGAGTGGTCGCTATCGAACCCGTCGTATGGGCAAGGCTATGTGTGGTACCACCCGCAGCGGCAGTTGTAACCGTCATGAGGGTGAACGTAGCGGTTCCGTCGTTCTTTGAGCCCCATGAAGATTGGAACTGATAGGCCGTGCTGGCTGGGCAGTTCCCCATGTCTATCGCCCATTGGGCTTCAGTCTGTGCGTCCTTGACTTCAGCCCCGTAGTTTTGCGAGGTCGAACTTGTGAACTCTTTACCACTAGCAACGAACCCATCGCTATTAGGTCCATCGGCCTGGGTGCCTCTTCGGTTCCCGGTCGCCACATTGGTTCCGTTGGTTATGGTTCCAGTGGCGTTGTCAAGGTGCGGGCCAGTAGCGTTCGTCAAGGCTAAGGTTGCGAAGGTTCCGCTAGGAAGCACCCTCCATTGGAGAGAGTGCGACTGTCCTGCACGGAACTCGGAACCACCGTCCTCTACAGAGGATGCCAGTATGAACAGGCCAGCATCTCCCGACACTAGCGTATAGTCAGCATCGAGACCCACACCTGATATGTTTGCCCGACTGCTGTCACATACCCTGGATCCTAAATGTGCAGTCACCCCTCGACCTCCTTATGCAACCACAAGAGGTCTACTCTGCGGCTATGGCAAGTCCAGTACCACCGGAAACGATCTGCACAGTATCTCCCAGGCCCACAGTAGCAGGAGTGGCGAAGGTGCCGTAAAAGATCATATTGGCGGTGGCCGCTGCTGCTGCCGTTGCACATGCATGGATCGAGTAGTAGGCGATAACAGGCCAGTCGGATGCGGCGGAAGTCGTGAACGTCACGGTGCTGGTTAGGGAAATAACGTTAGTGGCAGTACCAGTAGCCTCAGTCAACGGATCGAAGGTGAGTTGTTGTGCTGCGTACACCACGCCAGGAGAGTTGGCGCTCCCTGTATAGGTAGTCCCCATGTCGGACTCGGTTGGGGCGGTCGCTGGTGTAGCCGTGGCGGCATGCAAGTGAATGAAGTATTTTACAGTATTTGGGGACGCCACGATTGGACCCATATCCTCCTGTACCGTACTTGCTGTTGGGGTTTGGTCCGCAGAGAACAGTCTGTTCAGTGAAACCTGCTCGCCTAAGTTACTTAGTCCCATATTAGTCTTCCCTCACTTTTATTGCGCCAGTACCGAAGGCTAACTCCTCCAATGGCGCTATTGTTATGTTTGCGTCAAGTGCTTCCCAGTATAGCAGATTGCCAACTGTAGCAGCATCGTAAATACCTATGCCCACAATGATCTCTTGCGTCCAACCACTCTCGGCTGTTCCGGCAAACCAAGACACAGTGCCTACATTGTCGATTAACTTCTTGTCACCCTCTGACTTCACCGCCGACCAGTACGGAGCAGTGGAGCCACTCGTGTATACCTGGGTCCTGGTTAGACCCGGGCAATCCGTTGCAGCCTCACCGTCCCCAGTTGGGTTCGCAGTGAGAAGAGCAATCCATGTCGTAGTGACCCCCGTGACCGATGCACCACCGATCAGTGACAAGCACTTTTGCGACCAGTAATGTGTCTTACCTGTCACGAGGGTCCCCTCAATCAAACTAGGCGATGGCTACTGCGGCAGTTCCCTTGTGACAGGGGATCGCAACCATCTTCTTGGGGTCCATGCGAACGGCACCAAGACTGAAGTCGTGGTAACACTGCAAGGAGTACCCACGGTCTGGGATCTCGTCGAATCGAACCGTCATTTCGTCACCCATGCCGAAGATGTTCGCATCCTCCGTGTACATCCAAACGTAACGACCGTTCGTGGCCGTCTCGAAGGACAGAGTTGCGTATGCGTTATTGGCTGAGGCTGGATCCTGGAGAGCCGAAGCACCAACGCCGGAGAGAACAGTCTCTTGCGGAATCTGATTGCAGACACGGAACTCACAACCCAGGAACGGAACAGGTTGCCCGTACATGAGCGGCTGAAGTGCGTTGTAGTCTGAACTGGTGTACTGGACTTCGTGCATCAAGTCATTTACCTGATCCGGGTGAAGCACAACGTAAATGCGCTGTCCCTGCCAAGCACCGTTCGTCTGAAGAACATTGAGGGCAGTCAACAACTTCTTGATGTGAAGCCCTTGTGCCGCATCAGTACCAACGATTCCTGCACCAGTGCCAGTACTGCCGATGGTCTGAATGTCACCCTCGACGATCTGCTGACAACCAAACTCCTGTGTAAGGGAGAAGGCGGGTAACACTCCGCCAGTGTAAGTCTCTGCTGCAAGGACAGCGGCTGCGGCTGCACCAATAGTTCCGCCGATGTTGTCGCCAGACGCTGAGTTATCATCGGGAGCACTCGCATCGGCGGGTCCACCAAGCAGGTCGGTAGAAGAACCCGCTGCCAGTCCGCCAGCAATCGCAGTCGTGCTACCGTAAGCGAGATCGCAGTCCTTGCGGAAAGCATGCAACGCAACGGTGGTGCTGTCTGCGAAAGCCGTACCATTGACAGTCACGGGACCCCTGAAGGCATTGAGGATAACCTCGTCCTTCTTGCGGTTGAACGCCGCTGCCACGTTGGCAACATAAGCACCGTCAGGCTGGATCGCACGCATGAGAGCACGCTCGTCACGAGGATCAAAGAGTTCAGCGAACTCATGGAACTCAGGACGAAGTTCTCTACGCTCGTTGTCGGTTTCCTTGTACGCCTTGTCTCCGCCAGTACTGTCGGCACCGTACTGCTGACCACGGTCACGGGTCGTCAGGGTTACAGACTTGTACGAGTCAAGCATCAGGGGGTCACCACGAAGTACCTCGGGCATGCAGGTATCAGACAAAGCAGAATGTAAGGTCTGCGCCTTCAGTCGAATCATGTCCGCATAAGCGGTCTTGAACAACTGTGTGTAGTTATTAGATGCACTGTTAGCGACGCCGTCACCTGTGGTGCCGGGCCAAGAACCAGTGCCAAATCCTACGTATGCCATTAGACATTTCCTCCAAACAAAGTATTAAGTTTGCTACGGAAGGTTGTCCAAACATATGGGCCTACCTTGGTAACTACGCTTACCCTACTCGCCAGTCTTCCCTGGTGCCAGCCCCGCCCGAAGGTTATGGAGCATTGCTAGATTACTTCTTGTCCTTATCCTTGTCAAGTACCTCTTTAGGTTTTCCAACACTAATGTTACTCAAGTCCCACCCCCCTGAACGGGTTCGGCTTGAGGCGAGCGTCAGACACTCCCTCATAGCCACGGTTCACCAACTGGGTGATCTTCTCATAGTACTCAACCTTAGTCTTCTCGTGCTCAGGGTCCCGTATGTCAGAAAACGCCTTCGTCTTCATTAGTTCCCGGACACGAATGGCAATAGCCATGTCATCAGTCTCTCCAGCCATGCTGTCTCCTTGACCTTGTGTTGGTGCGTTGCCATCCATGAGCAGTTGCCCGATGGTTGTAAATAACTCATGAGATCCCTCGTCACGGAGGTCAACCCCAGCCAGCACCGCCCCTAGAGTCTCACTGTGTTCAGAAAGGGCTTCGACCGCACCCGCTGCTACCCCCTGCGACATCTCATAGTTGTCTCCCCACTTACCCTTCAGTCGGCCCTCTGAAGCCTTCAGTGACTCTTCCGCCGCTGCTGCTGCCTCACCCTGTGCATTGGCAAAGTGGTCAAACTGTCGCTGCGTTAGGTTGGCAGAGTGCGCCATGGGCTTGAAGCCCTCCAGCATCTCCTCCATACCCTCACCCACTGTGTAACCGTCAGGAGATTCCGGCATTCCCATCTTCTGGTAAAACGCCGCTGTCTCCTCAGAGGACGATTCATTATTCGGGATACGAACAGAGTTACCCATACGACTCTGCAACTCCTGGTAACTCCTAGCAAGAGAGTCCACGTTATCAAACTTGCCCAGGATCTTATCTTCGGCCACCGGGTCCTCGCTATTATCCACTGCTCTTCTCTTTTCTAGCGTTCTCTATCATGGCGCATATCTTCCAATACGCAGAACGCAATCCTTGCCTCTTAGCCATAGCAACTGGGTCTATAGGGACTCTTGACAAAGACCCCTCAGACTCATGGCTTTTGTTTATCAACTCTTCAGGCTCCAGCGTGTCCCTGGCGCCGAACATGGAATCTAAGTGCTTTAGAACCCGCACGCCAGCAGGGTTATCAAATACAGCAAGGTATGCCTCATTTAGTAACATTCTTCTCTCTCCATCCCCAGCCTGGATTTGGGATATGCTTGTCATACCACGGGGGCTGGGTAGAATACGCTCGGGAAACGGGACGAGGGCTTCTATTATTCATCTCACCAATAGCCGTGTTATTGGAAACGTGTTCTCGCATTAACTGGACCCTACCGAAAAGAACAGGAGCAGACGTCCCGACTTTCCTGGCAGCCCCATAGTATAGTTTGTCCAGTACACCTAGCCCCGCCCTGGTCCTTTTAAAATGGTTATCTGACTTACCCATAATGCTGGCGACCAGCATTCCGACCTGATCGGTGCCCTGAGGGATCACTCGTACAGTGGGCATTTTCTGCCCCCACCTCGCCTTATTATGGAACTGGGTGGCCGATTGCAGAGTTCTTCCGCCTGTGGTTCCTGGACGAAAGATTGCGAACGGCTTTGGAGCAGTCAAGAGTCTGGTTGCTGTTTCGCTTACCATTTGGGTTACTCGATGGCGGAGATCTCTAGGTGGACCTGATCCTCTAGGGAGACCATTTGCATTGCGTCCAGCCTTAGTCATTCGTTCCATAAATTTCCCAAACCTTGCTAAGGATTTTCCCGCAACACTAATAACCTTGTGCATTTTGGGGTTGCTTAGTCTGCTCTGTGCCGCCGCTGCGTCCCCAATCACCTTGGCGCCTCTCGCCACTTTCCAGTTCTTTAAACCAAGGAACGCCACTCTCGTTGCCTTGTATGCGACATTCAATGGTAGAGGCGCTAGATAACTTGCTGTCACCGAGCCAGACAAAGCACCCTTGGCCGCAGCCTCCTTGGCACCCTTATTGAAGTCCACTAACTCCTGACCCTTGAAGCCGGAGCGAGCGCCTATGAGAGCGTCAAACTTATCCACCCTGTCCCCCTTGTTGCGGTGAGTCCTGTTCCATTTGCTGCATACGCTCTTGGGCAGAACGTTCAGCACGTGCCTGCCTGATCTCGTCTATCTCCTCTTGACTCCTAAAGATTTCCGCCGGAACGTCCGACATCCTACTATCAAAGGAGCGTAAGCGGTCCGGGTCAATGTCCTCGATATATGCAGGATCCTGTGTCGCCTGGAACAATGCAAGCCTGCGCTCCAAGAACGACATAACCCGTCCAGCCGATTCCTGCTTCTGTGCAGAGAAGAAGGGGGAAGCAAATCGCACCACCGCCTGAACCTCGCCTCCTACCGCAGAAGCCATAGCCTCCGCTTCGGGGAGTTTACCATTCCTCGCCATGATACCAATCACAGACTGGACTGTTGGACCAAGGAACTCGTCGTTAATGATATCGGCGGCGGACGCAAGTCTCTGAAGGCTCCTAGCCTGCCGCTGCCTGGACTCTTCAGCAGAACGGGGCTGACTGGCAGGTTCAGCAAGAACGTCGGAGAGGAACGCTTGTCGGATCTGGTCACGGTCGTCTCTGGCGATCTTGTCGGCAGCAGCGTAGTCAGCGCCACTGCGGAGGTAGTTCGGGGATATCTTTACGGGTGGTCGTGTTACTAGCATACCCCCGCTGGTCAGGTCCATGTCAACCATACTGTCGTCTTCAACCATTAGGGGCGGGTTGAGATCCTTGCCTGCGGCAATAAGTATTTGTCTCCTTAGTTCGCTTAGCCCTCTAGCGTCCGCACGGGCCAAGTGTCCACGCCCACGACCGTACTCCTCGCCGTCTACACGGTGAAGCCTACTCACGACGAATGGAGGAATGTCATAGCCTTCCTCTTTAAGTATACGACCGCCTCCCGTCTCGCTGACATAAAGACTCCGATATTTCTTGGTTGTTTTTGCAGGTAGGCCACCAAACACCCGGTTCTCGTTCTCGAACACAAACTGATAGTAATCAACAAGTTCCATTTGCTTACCCTGGGAAAGGTTCTGCAATGCGTCTGGTCCTGGGTCCTTGAAGAAACGGGCTGCGTCAATAGCAGGCATCTGGTACCTTCGGGCGACCATTATGACACGACCACCCTTACCCTGAGACCACCACATCTGACCTATAGGAACGGACTCGAAGGTTATACCGTTGTTGGAGTTAGGACTTAACGTGTCCTCCTCGATCATTAGAGTACCGTTGCCCAGAACAATCAGATCCCTCAACACAGACGTAGCCTCGCTATAGAAGTTACTGTCCGCCAGTTGAGCGAGCACTCGCTGAGCCGTAATGTCTAAAGTCTTCTTGGCAACGTCGTCGTGCGTGAAGTCGTATGGGGGAACAAGCCTCAACCAGTCCTGCGACGGTGGTAGCAATGAACCCTTCATGAAGTTGACTAACTGATCTGCGGCAATCATGGCAGTAGAGTCAAATACCGGGTGGACCCTCTGCGAGCCCTTAGCCTTCTTGGTTGTTATGTCGCCCCTAAAGGGCATCATATAGTTCGATATGTCCTGCCAAGCGTTCTCGTGGTTCGCCCGACTAGACTTCATTGTGCTCAACCTGGCTAACAGTTCTTGTACTTCGGTCAATCTAACCTCCAAAGAAGTCCTGCTCAGGTAGCCTGAAGGATCGCATCTGCGCCCTCGCATTCCCTGGCTTCGCTAGGTGTAGCATCATAACCGCCTTGTGCAAGGAGTCAATGCAATGATCTTCCTGCCTTGGAACTATTTTCCCACTTTTATGCCTATATCTCCGCATCTCTGTCAGGATCTCCTTAGTTCCACGTAACATGAATAAAAGGTTGCCCTGATTCATCATGTCCAAGGCCTTCTCTATTACGCTCATTAAGGCACGAGTCTTAGTCCCCGTCATGGGGTCTATCATATGAGCAGCCTCCGGAAGAACATTGACACCCAACTTCCTCAGTTGTGATACAACTGTACCAGACGAGGTCTCCCTCATTGCGTCATGGGGCCACGCCACAGGGATCTCACGTCCACCCATCCCTATCAAACGACTAGCAAAATCAGCGACGGACATCCTTTCAGACTTGAAGTCCTGAACCACGTAGGTAATGCCAGAGTTCGGGTCGCTCGATAACTTTACAGCAGCCCACTTACCCGTAGTGTGCGCAAGGTCTATCCCTATGATCTGCTTGTGGTAGGTGCCCACCTGGAAGTCCGCAGTGGTAATCACCTCGTGCGGCACATTGTAAATCAACCCCTGACTAGCGACAGGCCTTCCGTACAGACGTGCCTCTGCGAATGGGTTGTTCTCATACTTCTTCAACAAGTGGTTACGCTGCTCCACAGCCATGTGCGTAGCCTTAGTTATGTCGTAGTTGATCAGTCGCTTGATATCGCCCGTGGCAGCCTCGAACACTAAGTACAGTTCAGTCTCACCCCGCAGGGGAGTCATTGCAATGTCTACGTATCCACCAGTAGCATTCGTACGTGCAGACAGTTCCTCGTAGACCATCATTTCAGGTTCCTCGTCAATCGCTACCAAGTCTAGTGAGTAGCCCTGGAGTCTGCGCCACCCCGTAGAGTAAGAAAACACATAGGCCTTGCTGTATCCGTCGAAGTCACCGTCAGCGTCAAAGTGCTTGACCCTGAAGTAGTCGATCTGATTAGCCACACCGCCAGTCATGCGGGTGACGTCCTTTTCTGGATCAAATGATCCCTTTGGGAAGTAGCCAGCACCCCTGTCTTCTGGTGGGCCAATGAGACGGTTGACTAACAAGTCACGTGTTGATTGCGCAGTCTCTCCTCCTAGCGCAGCCTGGATCGGCTTGTCGAAGCGCACGCCCGTATACCATGAAGGATACAGACCCGTCATGTGGTAGGTGAACTTCATCATGAGAGCCGTAGACTTGCCCGCCTGGTTAGCACCAGTGAGCATGGTCTCCTTGCTGTCTGCGTTTATGAAGTCACGCTGCCTATCGTTCGCAGAGATAGAACCTAGTAGGTCCTTCTCCCTTCTCTTGAGCAGTTCCTCCTCTATCTTAATGAGGTGAAGCAGGTCTTCATTCTCCATCTAGGCTAAGCCTACCCCTCTGTAAGGAGTTCAACATTTCCACCAGTTCCTTGTCGGACTTTTGGTTGAGCCGCACTTCGCTCTTGTCGTCCTCATCCTTCTTTGGCAGAACCTGAGGTAGAACGCTCCTGCCGAAAAACATTAGCACCTTGTCACCCTGCACAGTTCCGGGCTCCGCAAGAGCAGCCATGTGTACCAGTTTATTGAACAGTCCGACTTCGACCAACATGTTCAAGAACTCCGCCTTGACCTCATGGCCGTCTCGCCACACAGTGCTTGGGCAGGGAAGCGTATCTACAGACCCATTCGCCCTCGATAACTGCCATATCTCACGAAAGTCATCGTCCGTCTGGCTCGCCGAGAACGCATACTCATAAGGTATTCCGACCAGTTCACATGCCGCCTCGAAGGAGTGTCCAGACTCTACAGCCTCTTTCAACTTGTTCTTTACTCCGAGACGGAGCATCATGTCTTCATAGTCGGACTGCCTATTTGGATTAACCTTTGGCGGGTCTGGATTGGACACATTAACTCTTCCGTTTGGAACTACCATGGCATTCAAGTGTGACCGCTGCCGAGAAGTATACGACCACACACCCACCGCTATCAAGGCCGTGGCGGAGATCCACTTCATCTGCCCTGTCTGCACCTACGACCTGGCTCTCCTGATCGAAGCGTTCGTCGATAAGAGGCCAGACAACGGGGCGAGAAGATTAGTCGGCTCCAAGTTGGTGTTCAGAACCGACTTATGAATACTCTCAGAAAATGTTTGACAAGGACGTCAGGGTCGTGGTACGGTCTCCCGCCGTTTAGTACCCCTAGTTAGGAGGACTGCAATGCAGTTCAACAATCTTACCATCTCAGGAAACCTCGTTGGTTCCCCTGAGACGGACGTCACCAAGAACGGAACGAAAGTAGCAGAGTTCCGGATCGCCAACAACCTCGGTTCAGCGGACAGGAAGCACACCAACTTCCTCGACGTAACGGTCTACGGAAAGGGAGCCGACAACTGCGAGAAGTATCTGGTGAAAGGCGACTCAGTGCTTATCACTGGAACCCTCCGCATTGACGAGTACAAGACTCGTGACGGAGAACCACGGAAGGCTGTCATTGTCGAGTGCAACAATGTCCAGTTCGTCAAGTGCAAGGCGTGGGCCGAATCTGAGGAATACGTGGCTGCTCCCAAGAAAACTCGGGCCCCGGAAACCCAGGAGACACCCTTCTAGTCCCGCTGAATAAGGACGGTGGCTGCGCCGTGGATGCGTGGCCACCAAACCTTAGAAAGACTTCAATGAAAATAGAAGACCACATATTCGAGCAGATGTGCGGCAGAGGAGAACACTACCCAGTCACCCCACACATGATCCG